TGACCCATACTTCCCACGCAACGTGGTTCTAGTTGGTCGCCGTGGCAACAGCTTCCTAGAGAGTGGTTACGTCTACGCTCCTTACGTCCCACTACAAGTCACTCCAACCATCTTTGGCACAGAGGACTTCGTACCACGTAAGGGTGTTATGACACGCTACGGCAAGAAGATGGTCCGTCCAGACATGTACGGTCTCGTCATCTGCCAAGACTTGGTATAAGCCTAGTCTTTGACTAAGAGTTGCCCCTCGTCTGCTTCGGTAGGCGGGGGGTTTCTCTTTGGGGAAACTATTTAGGAAGAAGAGGGTTTAGACAATGCCAGTTCCAGAACTTAGTCCAGCATCTACCGTAAGCACATCTGTTTTGACAGCCACAGGCTCAACAGATGATGTGGTAGCTGCTTTACCATTTACCGTATACAGCGACAGCGCAGCTTTTATTAGTGGCGCAGCAGACCAAGTAGCCTATGTTTATAAAAAACTAGGCGGCGATGTTTTAGATATCGAAATAAAAACTGGTAATGTTTATACTGCTTATCAAGAGGCGGTATTAGAATATTCATACTTAATCAACTCACACCAAGCTAAGAACGTTCTTTCCGACATGCTTGGAGCAACAACATCATCTTTTGACGAAGACGGTGAAATTTCGGGTGGTGCATCTGATGCATCAAGAGACTTTCCAAACTTTGGTTTTGCTTATGCACGTCGCGTGGCAGAGGGTGTGTCAACAGAAGCCGGTGTCGGTGGTTTCCTAACAGAATACTCAGCAAGTTTCAAGCTGGAACCAAATGTACAACAATACGACTTACAATCTATTGTTCAGACTTCTAGCTCATTGACCTCATCAGATTATTACAACGAGATCAATAATAAAAAAGTTCTTATCAGAAACGTTTACTACAAAAGCCCAAGGGTCATGTGGAGATTCTTCGGATACTATGGTGGTCTAAATGTAGTTGGCAACCTTTCAACATACGGTCAGTATGCTGATGATGCAACTTACGAAGTTATCCCAACTTGGCAAAACCGCTTACAGGCTATGTCTTTTGAAGATAATGTGAATGTTCGCTTTTCACACTATTCTTACGAACTACACAATAACTTCTTGAAAATATATCCACCCCCAGGAAGCTCTGTATCTTCCGATGATTACATCTGGTTCACATTTACCGTGGACAAGGATGCAAACGCTGTAGACGAGACCAGAGACCGTGGAGTGAAGGGTGTAAACAACATGAACACACTGCCATTTGCTAACATTCCTTACGAGAACATCAACTCGGTAGGTAAGCAATGGATTCGCCGCTATGCTCTTGCTCTATGCAAAGAAATTCTTGGTCAAGTGCGTTCCAAGTTCGCCACCATTCCAATTCCAAACGACTCAGTAACACTGAACGGTCCAGACTTGGTAAGTCAAGCCAGAGAAGAACAACAAAACCTAAAAACAGAACTAAAAGAACTTCTAGACCAACTAACTTATGGAGCATTGGCTGAGTCAGACACAACTATTGTTGAGAACTCACAAAAGCTCTTCCAAAATGTTCCAAATGCAATCTTCGTGGGGTAAATAAATGGCAAAGTTTACAAGACCAGACGCACCACCACCTCCAATATTTGTAGGTAAAAAAGAAAGAGACTTGGTTCGCCAAGTCAACACAGAACTTATTGAGAATGTAGTTGGTCAAGCCATTGCTTATTACGCTATTAGCTTAGAGCACACAAACTTTCATCCTATTTACGGAGAAGCAATACAAAAAACTTTCTTACCACCAGTAAGAGTTTATGCAAGAGTAGAAACACTAGAAAGCGAAGTAACCAACGAAAGCCAAGGCTACGACAAAAGACCTCGCATTTCAGTATACTTCCACCGTAAGAGACTCACAGAAGACCAAGACCTTTTTGTTAGAGTCGGAGACTTTGTTTACTACGATGGAGACTACTATGAGATAGTAAAAACCATTGGCGCAAAAAGATTGTTTGGTCAAGAAGGACAAAAATACGAAACCACAGCAGAGTGTATAAAAGCAAGGGAAGGTTTATTCGATGGCAACTGAAACAACAGCATACACCCCTTCCACATTGGAAACAATAGATGCAGCATTTTACCGCTGGGTGGATGAACAACTCGACCTACACGTCAGAGCAAATAACGAAACAAGAAAAGTTCCTGTTATTTGGGCTGGTGCCGAGAGAGCCTATCAAATAAAACGTTCCAAAGAAGCGAGAGATGGAAGCGAAACACTTATCCTTCCACTCATCACCATTGAAAGAACAACAGTTCAAAAAGACCCATCCAGAATGGGACCATTTGGCAACAACGTTTACAATAACTCGGACAGAAGAAAAAATAACTTTTTAGTTGGTAAGAATATCCAAGCCGACAAAACAAAGAACTTTGCCAACGCAGACTCCCTAAGAGTAAAGGGAGATAAGAACACTCGCTTCAAGTCAAAGAGGGTTGTGTACGAGTTTTCCTTTATCCCAACCCCTACTTGGGTTCACATTTCTTACAGCGTAAAACTAATAGCAGAATACCAAACACATATGAACGACCTCGTTACTCCATTTATGAGCCGCTTTGGTAATGCTTATTCTTTTGACCTTGGAGACGAAAACAACTCATACGAAGGTTTCATCTCACAAGACTTTGCCCAGACCAACAACCTTGCAACCTTGGGAGAAGAAGAAAGAAGATTTGAAACTGATATTGAAATCCGAGTGGAAGGCTTTTTGATAGGGGAAGGTATCAACCAAGAACAACAAACAGTTGCCGTCAGAGAGAATGCGGTCAAGATACGTTTCAAGAAAGAAGAGACATTTTTTATTGAGTAGGTGTTTGACCCGCTATAACACTATTTATTAGGAAGTTTTTCTTAGGAGAAATACAATATGTCAGAAAGAAGATTCAAGTTTGTGTCACCCGGTGTTTTCATCAAGGAGATTGACCAATCACAACTGCCCGATACACCCGTTCCCGTAGGTCCAGTGGTTATCGGTCGTTCAGAACGCGGTCCAGGCATGAGACCCGTAACAGTTACTTCATTTTCCCAGTTCGTTGAAACATTTGGCGAGCCCTTTTCACAAGAATCAGCGCTAGACGCTTGGAGAGACGGTGGAAAAGCAGGCACAGCTTATGGCGCTTACGCTGCCAAAGCTTGGCTAAGAAACAACGGCTCACTGACATTCATTAGACTTCTAGGTAAGCAAGACCCAGACGCTTCAGATACTAACGACCGTGCAGGCTGGAAGTCCACAGAAGCCCTTGGTTTTTTCCTATTTGGTTCTTCATCAACAGGAAAGCACACTGGTTCACTCGCTGCTATTATTTACAGAGAAACAGGTGCAACCATTCAACTTTCCGGTACAACCGCAGACTACGAAGAAAGCCCCAACCAAGTCAATGCTACTCTTATTGATGCCCTAGCTGGTACAAGCGCTAGAGCCGCCGAGTTCAAGTTGGTTATCGAAGGTGAAGTTGCCCGTGCTTCTGATGGCAGCACAACAGGTTCATACGTCTTTAACTTCAACCCCAACTCAAAGAAGTACATTCGCAATGTTCTAAACACAGACGCAATCAGAACAAACAGCGATATTTACGCTGCAAGTTCAACCACCTACAAGAAATATTTCTTGGGTGAAACTTTTGAAGAGAGCCTAGACAGCATTTCTGGCGACTCCTACATGGGTGTCCTCGTAAAGCTCGCCTCAACAGGATCAGGTGCCGAAAGTGGCGAGGACTTCCAGTTCCCATCACAAAAAGCTGAGACAGGCTGGTTCATCGCGCAAGACCTCAACGAGAACACCGCTTCATACGACCCAGAGGACATGCAAAAGCTGTTTAGACTCCGCTCGCGTGATGGCGGCAAGTGGACCCAAAACAATCTAAAAGTCTCCATTGCAAATATGCGTTATGGTCGCATCTCCGGCTCATACGGTTCATTCGACCTAGTTCTTCGTAAACTAGACGATACAGACAACACAGTTGAAGTTGTCGAGCGTTTCAGCAACTGCAACCTCGACCCATCATCACCAAACTACCTCGCAAGAAAGGTTGGCGATAGAAGAGTCATTTATGACAACGTTAGAAGAATCAGCCGAGACCTCGGTCAATACGACAACCAATCAAAGTTTGTTTACGTTGAGATGAAAGCAGAAGTAGAGGCTGGTACAACACCAACAGAACTTCTACCCTTCGGCGTGTTCGGTCCTATCCGTTACGAGAATGCAAACTACGTTTCTTCCTCAAACGCCTTCACCGACGTTCTAGGAACCAGACGGTGGTGGTCTTGACCCAACATCAGTCTTCTACGGTGCTTACACCGGCAAGACAACAGCAAACGCACAGTTTGCAGAAGATATCCTAGATATCGTTAGACCAAGACCAAGAAGCCTCTTGGCTGACCCAAACAGCGAAGAAAACTCTGCTGCAAACGAAGTAGACGGTCTAACCGAGTTCTCGTGGGTATTCTCACTTGATGATGTTTCCGCTTCATTCTCAGGAAACAGAGTTCAACAAAGCTCCTACGCCGCAGGCAACAGAGTAGCCGGTGCTTCTGTAACATCAAAAGCAGCCTCAAGCTACAAGACTCTTATCGACCGTGGCGTTGCTCAGTTCACAACTGTACTCAACGGTGGTTCAGATGGCTTCACCATCAAAGAGAAAGAGCCAGTTCTTCGTGAAGGTCTCCTCTCTGCTAACAGCAACGATAACTACGCTTACTACTCAGTACAAAGAGCTATTGACCTTCTATCAGACCCAGAGCAAATTTCTTTCAACTTGGCAACAGTCCCAGGTCTAAAGAACGCTGGTCTCACAAAGCGTCTCGTAGAGCGCTGCGAAGACCGTGGTGATGCACTAGCCATTATCGATATCGAGAAGGCATTCGTTCCACCACCAGAGCGCACAGCAACACAAGCTGCTGCTCCAAACGCCAACGACACCATTGGTGATGTTGAGGACGCAGTAGAAACATTTATTGACCGTCAGCTTGACTCCTCATTCGGCTGCGCTTACTACCCATGGGTACAAGCCCTAGACGACGAGAGCAGTAAGATTGTTTACCTACCACCATCAGTAGTCGCCCTTGGCGTTATGTCCAAGACAGACTTTGACCGTGGTCCATGGTTTGCACCAGCAGGCTTCACACGCGGCGGTCTATCAAGCGATGCAACTGGTATCCCAGTTCTAAGCGCCACAGAGAAACTAACCTCTAAAGACCGTGATAAGCTTTACGAGGTGGGCATCAACCCAATCGCTACATTCCCCAACGAGGGTGTTGTAGTGTTCGGTCAGAAGACCCTACAAGCTGACAGAAGCGCACTCGACCGTATCAACGTTCGCAGAATGCTTATCTACGTCAAGCAAGGTCTCTCACAGATTGCCTCCAACTTCTTGTTTGAGCCAAACGTTCAAGACACATGGAACCGCTTCCTCTCAGAAGCCAACCCATTCTTGCTCGACGTGCAACAACAGTTCGGTATTGATGAGTACAGATTGATTCTCGATGAGAATACAACAACCCCTGACCTCATTGACCAAAATATTCTATACGCTAAACTATTTATTAAGCCAACAAGAGCTATCGAGTTTATCGCGGTAGACTTCTTTATCACAAACTCAGGGGCTTCATTTGAAGACTAAGGGAGAGAATAACTAATGACACAGACAACCTTTTGGGGAAGCAAAAATTCACAGCCAAAGAGACAACACCGTTTCTTATTTAGCTTTGGTAAGAAAGGTCAACAAGACCAACTACCAAGCTGGGTTGTGTCAAACGTCACACGTCCAACAGTGGAAGTGAGCACGGTTGAGCACCAGTACATCAACCACTCATTCAAGTTCCCAGGACGTGCTAAGTGGAATGATATTACAGTTACTCTCAAAGACCCCCTAACCCCCGATGCTTCCCAACAACTCTACTCCCTACTAAGAGAGGCTGGCTACTACCCACCAGTAAAGGGTCCAGAAGATAAGACAATGAAGCAAAGTTTCACAAAGAAATCATTTGCTGATGCCATTGGCGACATCAAGATTCAAGCCCTAAACGCTGCTGGTGACCCAGTTGAAACTTGGACACTTAACAACCCTATCATTGTTAGTGTAGACTGGGGTAGCTTTGATTACGCATCAGAAGAACTCGTTGAACTCAGCCTAACCATCGCTTACGATTGGGCTGAAATCACGGGTGCATAAGAGGTATAAATGTCACGGAATGCTGAAAGATTAAACCAACCAAATATTACAACAACTGAAATACCAGAACAGCAAGCGACTTATTCACCACCCACAACATTAGTAAAATTACCTTCCGAGGGAAAGTTTTATCCACAAGGTCATCCCCTCTACGACAAAGAAACCGTAGAGGTGAAGGCTATGACCACACGCCAAGAAGAAATATTAACAAACGAATCTATTCTTCAATCAGGCGAAGTGGTGGACAGGCTTATCAAGTCTGTTTTAGTGGACCAAAAACTTGACCCAGTAACTTTACTAACAGGTGATAAGAACGCTATTTTGATTGCTCTTCGTATCGATGGATATGGAGAGGACTATGAAATAAATGTTTCTTGTCCAGCTTGTTCAACCTCAAAGAAAGAGGTCGTTGACCTTTCTCAACTAGGAGTAAAGGGTCTCAACACGTCTGTTGAAACCACAGAGGAGGGCACATTTGTGGTAGAACTCCCAAGAACAAAAGCCAGAGTCGAATTAAAGTTGATGGACGGCAATGATGAAAAGTATGTTGCAGAGGCTAACAGAAAACAAAAGAAATATGGTATTGAGCGACCATTAGCAAACCAATACTCCAGAATGATAGTTTCTGTCAATGGAGATGCAGACCCAAGTGTTGTAAGTTCGTTTGCTAGTTCAATGCCCGCTTTCGACTCACGCTTTCTAAGAAAAGCCTACAAGGCAGTCAACCCAGATGTTGACATGAGTTTCCATTTTCAATGTAGTCATTGCGGACACGAACAGGGTATGGAGGTGCCCATCACTGCCAACTTTTTTTGGGTTGACTAACGAATACCTTGAAACGGTATACACTAAGTTCTTCCAAATGAAAATGTATGGCAACTGGAGTTTCTTTGAAGTATACTCCTTACCTGTTCAACTAAGAAACTGGTTCTATGACCAACTTGTAAAAGCAAAAGAAGAAGAAGCGAAACAGTTCAAAAAATAGTTTGCCAAGGCTTAGGTCTTGGTTTTCTATTTATAGACTATTTATTTAGCAGGAGGCGCACGCTATGTACGACATGAAGGAAATCGTCATTGACTTTGACGAGATTAGAAAAAAGAAAGAAGAACTAAATGAAGAACAACTCAACGAGTTTCTTTTTTCACAGACTGCCGCAATGGGCGGCGCTATCAAAGTCCTACTCGGCATGATGGGACTTGGTAATAGCTTTGGCATTCCAGTAAAAGTAAAAGGCAACCAAAGAGAAGTTGCTTCTTTCACTCGTGCTCTAAAAGGCGAGAGAAGGTACATGGATGCTGTAAAAAAATACGGTCTGGACAATCCAAGAACCTACAAGAGCAAAACACAACTAGACAAAGCCATCCAAGGGTTTGAAAAAACCACAGGCGTGAAGTGGATGATAGGATAAATAAAAAACTATGGCTCGCGTTTCGCTAAAAGAATTAAAAGCAATTAGTCAGGGTGTGCCAGAGTTGGCTAGTGCCATTGAATCTTTGACCAATAAACTCACTCAGCAAGATGAGGCAACTCAAAAACTATCCGAAAGCCAAAAAAAATACAACGAAGAACTTGAACAAACAAAGTTGGAATACCAAGAACTTTCTGAAGAAGAAAAGGAAATTATTCAACTAGAAAAAGACTTGCAAGAAGCCGTACTCAAGGGCACCGAGGTTCGCGGAAAAAGCGTCGACCAGATAAAAGAAGACATAAAACTTAAAAGGCTGGCTGCAAAAAGAACAAAAGAGTTTGCCGAAGCAGAGAAACAGGCAGAAGAAGCAGCAAAGGACTTGTCAGACTCAATTCTTGGGCTTGGCAGTAACTTATTTCAGACTGTTACTGGCATTCGCACTGGTTCTAATGCATTGGGCAAGTTTTACGAGGAGCAACAAAAGGCTGCCGCCGCAGGCAAAAAAACGGCATCTATCACAGATATTTTTTCTAAGTCATTGTCTAAGAACGCCCTCAAGGTGAAGGGGGTTGCTTTTGCTACAAATGTAGGCATTAGCATATTCCAAAAGTTTGCCGAAGCCACAGCAGCGGCTTTTAGAACCTCAGAGGCACTAGGTGACACACTTGGTAGAGAGCTAGGTCTTATTCAATCTGTTGGCGAAGTAGACGCATTATTGAAACTGTCCCAAGAGAGTAGTAACGCTAACGTATCCTTAGAAGCACTTGGCAATGCAGCAGCACAGTTACAAATAGCCACTCAGGGAATGTTTGGCAACATTGCCACTGGAAGACCAGAACTGGCACTATTCTCTAATGAGATGATGGGACTAGGTGTTGATACGCAAACCACAGCCGAACTATTTGGTAAGTTTGGTAAAGTTCTTGGCACAGACTCTGTAAACGATATAAAAAAGCTAGAAAAAGAAGCCGTCAAAATGGCGAGAACATTCGGTCTATCTTCTGACGCAGTAATAAAAGATATTGCCGGGATGACAGAATCCCTAGCCCAATTTGGCGATAGAACAGACGATATCGCACTTGATGTTGCGAAAATAGCAGGTGCAGCAAAAATAAGTTCACAGTCGGTTGTTGGTTTTGGTAAGAGTTTTGAGTTCTTCCCAGACGCCATTAACAACGCCAACGAACTCAACCTCGTCTTCCAGAGAAATGTTGTTGATGGACAAAAGTTGTTTATGATGATGAACGATGGAACACTAGGTCCAGGCGAAGCATTTAGAACATTCCTAAATGATATTGGTCCAGCGCTAGACGAGTCATTCTTGCGTAGTCCCGCTAAACTCAGAGCATTCAACCAAACACTATCACAGTTTGGAGTGACAGAGGCTGATGCAGCAAAACTTGCAAGAGACATTGTAGACGCTAATAAACAGGGTCGAAGCCTAACACAAGTATTAGACGAGCGTCAGTCAAAAATAGCGGGGAACGAAAAGGCGTTACAGAGTTTTACTACTCTGACAAAAGAGTTGACCAAACTTCAAGAAAAGTTTGCCATTGCTCTTGGTCCGGT